GGGCGGAGTCGCGTTTTTCGACAGTTTTTTGAGTCCCTAGGGCTCAGCAGCAACCCACCAATCGGTCAGTTTTGACAAAGCGCCTTGACTGGCGAGGGTGAAGCGTGGGCGAAGTGGTTGATATTCGCGACAATCGTCTAAGCGTGTCGCAGATAGCGGCCGAATTCGGGATGGCTCGATCTACGGTAGCTAAGCGAATCGAGGCACTAGCGATCCGCCCAGACGGCAAGCGACTCGGCTACCCGGTCTACCGCCTGCGCGACATCGTGCGCATTGCCGGTGACGCCGATCCTGGCGACGAGAATGACCCGATGCGCATGCGCCCGACCGATCGGCGCGCATGGTTTCAATCTGAAAACGACCGATTGAAGTTTGAGCAAGAACAGGGCCGCTTGATTCCAGCCGGTCAGGTTGAGGAAGAAATGGCGGCGGTAGCCAAGGTTGTGACACGCTTTTACGAGACGTTCCCAGACCGACTGGAGCGCGATCTTCGTGTCGGTCCTGATGTTGTCGAGTACGCAATACAGTGCTGCCGAGAGGCGCGCGAAGAATTAAGCAAGATCATCACAGGCGACGCGGACGAAGATGTACGCCTCAGCGCGTGATGTCCGCCGCAACGTGGCGCGCATGTTCGCTCCGCCCGCAAACGTATCAGTTAGCCAGTCCATCGCGCAGGTTGTTGTCACCAATAGCGGCAAGTACGACGCCGGCCTGACGCCATATATGCGGGCTCCGTGCGATGCGCTAGGTTCGCGTCGCTATCGCATCGTGTGCTTTCTTGGCCCTGGCCGCACCGGAAAAACCCAGGCGCTGATTGACGGGTGGATCGGTGACACGGTTGTCAGAGATCCCGGCGACATGTTGATAGTTCAGGCATCACAAGACCTAGCGCGCAGTTACTCGCGCGTCCGCGTCAAGCGGATGATTGACGCCTCGCCGCGAATCAAGGAATTGCAGAGTAGGCACCGGCAGGACGACAACACGTATGACAAGGCATTTTCAAACGGGATGTATATCGCGTTTGGCTGGCCGTCTAGCGCTCAGTTGTCTGGCCGCGATTTTCGCAAGGTAGCCATAACCGAATACGATGCAGCCGCCGACGATATTGACGGCGAGGGTTCGTTGTTGGCGCTGGCGGGCAAGCGCGTAGAGACATTCCTGAGCGCAGGCAAAGTCCTGGTTGAAACGTCCGTCAGGCGCGCGTACACCGATGCGAAGTGGAAGCGATCAGTGCCACACGAGGCGCCACCAGCGCGCGGCGGCACGGCGATATACAACGGCGGCACGATGTGTTGGCTGTATTGGCGCTGCGAGCATTGCGGCAAATGGACGGCGCTCGATCCTGATATCCACCAGATGTTTCCGATCGACTCGTTGCCGGAGTTGGTCGAGTCGCTGAAAGACGCGGACGCGGCGCAATGGGCGCGAGATCACGCGCGGGTGCCGTGCAAGTCATGCGGGGTTGAATTCGACGAATCCAGGAAGCGTGCACTTAACGGCAGCGCGCTCTGGGTGCCTAGCGGGTGCGAAATAATCGGCGATTGCGTGGTCGGAACTCCGCGCGATACGCAGACGGATAGCTACCAGCTCAGTAGCATTGCTGCTGCGTATCAGTCTTGGCGGTCGATCCTGGAGAAATACGCAATCGCGATCCAGGACTACATTCGCACAGGCAATGAAACAGAGATTAAGGGGACGGTAAATCTCGATCAGGGCCGCGCTTACTGTCCGATCACGATTGGCAAACAGCGCTCAACAGTCGATCTGATGGGGCGCGGCGAAGCGTGGGAGCAGGCATCTGTGCCGCATGGCGTCCGATTCCTGACCGCGCATGTGGACGTGCAGGCAGGCCAGCGGCGCGGGTTCATTGTCCAGGTGGTCGGCTGGGGAGCCAGTCGCGAGAAATGGATTGTGGACCGCTATGCGCTGCGCACTAGCGAACGGATGGACGCGACCGGAACCGTATTGCCGATCGACCCATCGGCATACGTAGAGGATTGGCGGCGACTGATTGCCAAGTGTATCGAGCGCCGCTATCCGCTCAGCGATGGATCGGGCCGAACGATGCCGATAAAGCTAACTACTTGCGACAGTGGCGGCGAGGATGGAGTTACCAGTCGCGCATATGAGTTCTACCGGCTGCTGCTGCGGTTGGGATTGCAGCGGCAGTTCATGCTGACCAAAGGATCGCAAAGCAAGACGGCGCCAATGGTCGAAATCAGGACGCCAGACACGCGCGGCAAGGCGGATCGAGGCGCATCAAGTGGTGACGTGCCGGTCCTGTTTATCAATACGGACATGCTCAAAGACACACTGGCGGCGGACCTGGATCGCAAAGACCCCGGCCCCGGTTTCTGGCATTTCCCGAACTGGCTGCACTCAAGTTTCTACGACGAGCTAACCGCAGAAACGCGCGGAGAAAAAGGCTGGCAAGCCAGCCGCAGGCACAACGAATCCATAGACCTGTGCGTTCAAGCCGAGGCAACTTGGCTGCGCATGGAGTGCGACCGCATCGACTGGCAGATGCCGCCATCGTGGGCGTCTGAATGGTCGCTCAATCCGCTGGTATGCAAGCCGGAAGATGCGGGTGCGCCGGGTGAATCGGTCGTAATCGTCCGCAGAAAATCAACGTACTGGAACAACTGACCCAATGGCATTTACGCAGGCGGATATTGATGCTCTCGACGTGAGCATTAAAGCTGGCGCGTTGTCTGTACGTTATGCCGACGGGCGCGCTGTTACGTACCGATCACTAGACGAGATGATGCGAATCCGCGTGCTAATGCAGTCGGACGTTCTTGATTATGTGGACCGATCTGCTACCGGGGTCGTGAGCATCTATCCCGAGTACAGCAAGGGCTGCTGAACGTGAACATATTTGATCGCATCATTGCCGCCGTTAACCCGGTAGCTGGCGAGAGACGGGCGCGGGCGCGATTTGCATTGCGACACTATGAGGCGGCAACCGCTGGCCGCAGATTGAGTGGGCGCAACAAAGCAGGCGGCGATGCGAATGCAGCGATCACCGGGAGCGCTGCGCCATCGCGAAACGCTGCGCGCGACCTTGTGCGCAATAACGCATGGGCGGCGCGCGGGCTATCTGCGGTAGTCAGCAACACAGTGGGCGCCGGGATTCTGGCCTCGCCTGTTACGCCGAATAAAGCGCGGGCAAAGCGCGTGCGCGATGCGTTCGGCGCATGGGCGGACGGAACGGTTGACGCGCTAAACCGACTGGATTTTTACGGCTCGCAGGCATTGGTGATGCGTACCGTCTGCGAATCCGGCGAAGCGCTCGTCGTCAAGGTGCCAGCAAAAGGCGCGGGCGTCGGGCTCAGCCTCCGAATCATGGAGCCCGATTGGCTGGACTCCACGCGCGTTGATGCGAACACGGTTGACGGCATCCGGTATTCCGACACGGGCGAGGCTATCGGCTACTGGATCTACGACCAGATACAGCAGGCTAACTCCCTGCAATCTGTGCGCGCGTTAACATCTAGCTACTGGCGCGCCGAAGATGTGATCCACGTTTACCGGCAGGACCGGCCCGGTCAGCGGCGCGGCATCACTTGGCTGGCGCCGGTAGTCATCGACCTACATGACCTGGACGGATACGAGGATGCGGTTTTGCTGCGCGCCAAAATGGCAGCGTGCAAGGTCGATTACATCGTCCAACCAGATTCCTACTCGCGCGGACCTGCGGCGGCAACGATAACCGACAAGCAAGAGCCTGGAGCAACCGAAATCCTACCGCCAGGGTACGACGTGCGCAGCACTGCCGCGCCGGACTCTGGCGATTACGTGCCGTTTACCAAGCAGCGATTGCGCCGCTTGGCCGCTGGTTTCGGGGTCAGTTACGAAGCACTGACTGGCGACCTGAGCGAAACCAATTTCGCCAGCGGTCGCATGGGCTGGCTCGAAATGCAGCGATCCATTGACCATTCGCGCTGGCATATGCTGATTCCGCAATTCTGCGCAGGCGTCGCGCAATGGTGGTCAGAACTGGCGCCGCTTGCAGGTATCGACGTGACCGGCGTCACTTGGCAATGGACGCCTCCGCGCCGCGAGGTTGTGGACCCGTCCCGTGAATATCCTGCAATGCGCGACGCAATGCGCTCCGGTATCGCGAGCCTGCCCGAGATTCATCGCTCGCTTGGCTATGACAGTCAGAGCGTGCTGGAAGAAATCGCCGCATCAAACGCAGAGCTGGATCGGCTGAAAATAACGCTTGACTCAGACGCACGCAAACCCGCAACAGCCGCACAGGCGCCAATGGCATGAAACAGAAAATAACTGGGCCTGCGCTCTACCGGGCGCAGGTCGGCGTTGAGGTATTGGACGAATCGCAGCGACGGTTTCGAATGTCTTTTTCGTCCGATGCTCCGTACACACGCGACTCATTTTTCGCCGATCCGTGGGTCGAGATTCTCGGCCACTCGAAAGGAGAGGTTGATCTATCCCGCATCGACGGTGGCGCGGCTCCGTTGCTGTGGGGCCACGATCCATATGCGCGCGATAGTCACATCGGAATCGTTGAACGCGCATGGCTGGAAGATGGCAAGGGCTGGGCTGATGTTCGTATGTCTTCCCGTGCTGATCTCGATTCGCTTTGGCAGGACGTGCAGAGCGGAATCGTTCGCAATGTAAGTGTGGGTTACAAAATCCACGAGCGCGTTTTGACGCGCGCAAATTCTGATGGCCCCAGTGAATACCGCGTTACCAACTGGACGCCAATGGAACTCTCGCTGGTGAGTGTACCGGCTGACCCAAGCGTGGGCGTTGGCCGTCAAGACGACGGCGGCCCCGCCCAATTCGTAATCGAGGATCTGGAGAAAAGAATGGACATTGAAAACCAGACGCCCGCGCCGGTCGCAGCCGTCGCCAGCGTTACCGAAACCGTGGACACCAACGCCATTCGGGCCGAGGCGTCCGTAAATGAGCGCACTCGTATCCACGCAATCCGCTCCGCGTGCGATTCATTTTCGCTGCCCGCTGATTTCCGCGAATCGCTGATTCAGTCCGGCAAACCCTTGGAAGCGTGCCGCGCCGAGATCATCGATGCAGCCACGAAGCACAAGGCGCCCGCAGTCGGAGCCGGGAATATCCAGGCTGGCAAGGACGAATCCGAAAAGCGCCGCGACGGTATGTCGGCGTGGCTCGTCTACCGCTCCGGCTACGTCAATGACGTGGACCTGAAGGGCAACGAGTTCCGAG